GTATTATGAACACACACTATTTAACCTTTGAGAGGATATAAAAGATGGCATTTCAAGTCTCACCCGGTGTCGAGGTAAAAGAAATCGACGCAACGAATGTGATTCCTGCGGTATCTACTAGTATAGGTGGGTCAGCAGGCTTTTTCACAAAGGGTCCCGTTGATACTCCAATTACTGTTAGTTCAGAAAAACAGTTAGTGGAAATCTTCGGTGAACCTACTGCAGAAACATTTAAATACTTTGGACCTATGGCTGGTTTTTTGAAGTATGGAAACGCTTTAAAAGTTGTAAGAGCTGTTGGCTCTGGCGCAACAAACGCAACAAACGGATCTGCATCATTAATTAAAACTAAGGATGCATATGACGCAACAACTCTTGCAAGTGGCGCAGGTGATTTTATTGCACGTTCGCCAGGTCTAAGCGGTAATGCTATAGAAGTTCAAGTTTGTCTTGCAAACGCAACTTCGTTTGCTGCATGGACGCATGCTTCCTTGTTTACAAGAGCTCCTGCAACTTCAAACTTTGCTGTGTCAAAAGGTAATTCAGATGCATTGGACGAGATGCATGTTGCAGTAATCGATAAAACTGGCGCGATCAGTGGAGTTCCAGGAACAGTTTTAGAAACATTTGAAGCACTAAGTCAAGGTACTAATGCTAAGAATGACGATGGTTCTACTAACTTCTTTAAAGATGTCATTAATAATGGATCACAATATATCTTCGTAGGTTATGTAGGAGCAGCATGGCTTGGTTCTAAAGCTGCAGTTCCAGCACCAATTACACAAAGCAGTACATCATATACTGCTGCTGAAACAACTGATCCTGCCTCAACCGCAGGTCAATTTGTGGTTCTTGCCGCCGGTGCTGATGGTACTGTATCTAATGTAGTTATTCCAGCTGCTCTAGATTTACTAAAAGATGCTGAAACTATTGATCTTAATTTATTGTTTGCTACTGCTGATTTAACAACTGAATCTGCTGCAATCGCAATTAAGCTTCAAGAAGTAGCAGAGCATCGTAAAGATTGTGTTGCTTTTGTATCTCCTCCAGTATCATTAACTGATGGTACTAGTTCAATTTCTGCAGCTACTATTATAGCTGATACTACTTTATCTGGTCGTAACTCATCATACGTTGTATTGGATTCAACTTCAGTCAAAGTATACGATAAGTACACTGATTCATATCGATTCATTAATGCTTCTGGTCACATGGCTGGTCTTTGTGCTAATACGGATCGTGTTGCTGATGCTTGGTTCTCACCAGCTGGTGAAACTCGTGGTCAACTTCTTGGAGTAGCTAAACTAGGATTTAATCCTAATAAAGCTGATCGTGATACACTATATAAAGCAAGTGTTAATCCTCTCGTTTCATTCCCAGGACAAGGTACTATGTTGTTTGGTGATAAGACTTCACAATTCCGTGCTTCTGCATTCGATCGAATTAATGTTCGCCGATTATTTATTGTTTTGGAAAAAGCGATTTCGACTGCCTCTAAGAGTATGTTATTCGAATACAACGATGAATTTACACGAGCTAACTTCCGTAACATGGTAGAACCATTCCTACGTGATGTTAAGGGTCGTCGTGGTGTTACTGATTTCTTAGTAATCTGTGATGAAACAAATAACACTGGTAATGTTATTGATAGCAACCAATTTGTTGCTGATATATTCATTAAACCAGCTCGATCAATTAACTTTATTAAATTGAACTTCATCGCCACTCGTACTGGTGTTGAGTTTAGTGAAATTGCTGGACAATAGGAGTAAATAAAAATGGCTATTTTAGGCGTAGATGACTTTAAGTCAAAACTAACGGGAGGCGGCGCTCGCGCCAACATGTTCAAAGTAACATGTAACTTTCCTGGATACGCACAAGGTGATGTAGAACTTACATCATTCTTGTGTAAAGGTGCTCAGTTACCAGCATCGATTATCGCTCCAATTGAAGTACCTTTCCGAGGTCGTAAATTGGTAATTGCTGGTGATCGAAGCTTCGAACCTTGGAGCATTACGGTAATCAATGATTCTGAGTTTAGTGTAAGAAATGCATTTGAGCGATGGATGAATGGTATTAATCAGCATAACAATAATGAAGGTCTTGTTGATCCTGTTGAATATCAAGCTGATATGATTGTTGAACAATTGCGTCGTGATGGCAGCGTGTCAAAACGTTACGATTTCCGTGGCACTTGGCCAACGAATGTATCTGCGATCGACGTTAACTATGATACAGAAAATACTATCGAAGAGTTCACGGTTGAGCTACAAGTTCAATACTGGGAATCAGATACCACTTCTTAATTGGTGTATAAATAGTAGTATGAGGGGGAATATTCCCCTTCATATTTACTATGAGGATTATAAGACATGGCTGAACTATTTGGCTTTGAGATAAAAAGAAAAGACGGTAAAAGTGCTGAAAAACCTTCAATAAAAACCTTTGTGCCAGATACAGAATCTGATGGTGCTGGGGTTATTAAAGCTGGTGGTCATTTTGGTTCATATATCGATCTTGATGGCAATAACGCAAGAAATGAGGCGGACTTAATTATTAAGTACCGTGATATTGCGTCGCATCCTGAATGTGATTCAGCCATTGAAGACATTGTTAATGACGCAATCATTGGAGATTATGATTCATCTCCTGTAAATGTCGTATTAGATAAAGTAGATACTTCTGATGCTATTAAAGAAACGATCAGAAGCGAATTCGATACCATTTTGGCTATGTTAAACTTTAGTCAACATGGTCATGATATATTCAAAAAATGGTATGTTGATGGCCGATTGCCATATCATATTGTTATTGATACAAATAACCCTAAAAAGGGTATTCAGGATCTAAGATATATTGATCCTATTATGCTTCGTAAGATTAAAGAAGTCACAGAAGAAAAAGATCCTAAAACTGGTGCGCTTCTTGTTAGAAAATCAAATGAATTCTTTATGTACTCCGATCCTAATGCACAAAGTGATGTTGGTGGTCGTACAGAAGCACTAAAGATTCATAAGGATTCAATTGCATATTGCACGTCAGGTATGCTAGATCCATCACGAACAAGGATTCTTTCATACTTACAGAAAGCAGTTAAACCAGTTAATCAGCTTCGTATGATGGAAGATTCATTAGTAATCTATCGTATATCACGTGCACCAGAACGAAGAATTTTTTATATTGATGTTGGTAACCTACCGAAAGGTAAAGCTGAAGAATACCTAAAAGGTATTATGAATCAATATCGTAATAAACTTGTATACGATGCAAGCACCGGTAACCTTAAAGACGATAAGAAGCATATGTCAATGCTGGAAGATTTTTTCTTACCACGTCGAGAAGGTGGTAAAGGTACGGAGATTACGACATTACCAGGTGGTGAAAACCTTGGTCAGATTGATGATATTCTGTACTTCCAGAAGAAACTGTTTAAAGCTTTGAATGTACCACTAGGTCGTTTAGAATCAGATACTGGATTCTCACTAGGCAGATCATCTGAGATCAACAGGGAAGAAGTTAAGTTTAAGAAGTTTATTGATAAACTAAGAATGAGATTCTCTGATATATTCATGCAGCTACTTAAAACTCAGCTTATTCTAAAGGGTATTATCACCTCACAAGATTGGGATGAATGGAAAGAAGATATTAACTTTGATTTTATTGAAGATAACTACTTCTCAGAGTTAAAGGAGTCTGAAATGATTCAACAGCGATTTGGTATGATGAGAGATATAGAAGACTATATTGGTAAGTATGTATCTCATCAATGGGTACTTAAAAATATTCTTCGACAAACTGAAGAAGAAATATTACAGATGCAGAAGGAAATCGCTGATGAAGGCGGTGGTCCAGATGCTGAAGACGAAGACGAATAACTGTAGAAATTTAAAATAGTATAAATATATAATACACAAGAGGATATTATGGACATAGTAGAATTAATTGATAACATTCAACAAGGTGATAATGTTGGCGCAAAAAGAGAATTTGATACTGTAATGGGTCAAAAGCTTACTGCCGCTTTAGATGCAAGAAAGATTGAAATTGCATCAACATTAGGTCAACCAGAACAAACAGAAGAAGAATAATATGTTAACATTTGCCGAGCTTCGAGAAGCAATCAAACTATCATCTGGCGAAAAGCAAATTAAAAAGCTTAAAGCTGGTAAGAAGAAGAAGATTGATCTTGTAATCACACAAAAGGGTAATAAGTTTGCTGTATATGTTAATGGCGATCAGCTCGACGATTCTTTTAAGAGTGCTAAGGAAGCTGAAAAGAATGCAAATGACTTCATTAAACTTATGGGCGAGGAACTCGAAAAATGAAATTAATATCTGAGTATCATGATAGTAACCTGCAGGTTATTAGTGAAGAAAGAAAAGACGGTAAGAAAGAATACGTTATTGAAGGTGTATTCATGCAAGCCGATAAAGCAAATAGAAATGGACGCATTTATGAGAAAAGCATCTTAGAAGCTGCTGTAAATAAATACGTTAAAGAGCAAGTTGAAACTGGTCGTGCTGTTGGTGAGTTAAATCACCCTGATGGACCTGGTATTAACTTGGATAAAGTTTCACATAAGATCACTGAACTTCGTTTTGAAGGTAGTGATGTTATTGGAAAGGCATCAATTTTACAAACTCCTATGGGAAAGATCGTTGAAGGTCTACTTGAAGGTGGTGTAAAGCTTGGTGTATCAAGTCGTGGTATGGGTAGTCTTGAGAAAAAAAATGGTGTCATGCAAGTCGGTAAAGATTTCATGTTAGCAACTGTTGATATAGTACAGGATCCGTCTGCTCCCGAAGCATTCGTTAATGGTATTATGGAAGGTGTTGACTGGGTCTGGGACAATGGCATCCTTAAACCTCAAGAAATTGAAAAAATTGAGACTGAAATAAAAGAAGCTCGAAATATGCGTTCATCGGATATTGAGATTAAAGCTTTTAAGAATTTCCTCTCTAAACTTGTAAACTCCTAAGGAGATATAAAATATGTCTATTGTAAACGAAGACATTGATAATGCAGAGCTAAGTGAAGAGCTCGTTGATGAGACACAAGTTGATTCATTAGACGAGGAAACACTTGAAGAGAAAGCTGCAGTCAAAAAGGAAGAAGACGAAGTCGATGAAGATGAGGACGAAGATGAAGTTGAAGTTGATGAAGGCGCTGAAGATGGCGTTGACGGCGGAGACGGTTCTGATGTTGGTTCTGATCAAGAAATTCCTAAGACTAAAGCTGGCATCTTGAATGCTGCATATTCAATGATGAAAAAAGCTAAGAAAGATGAAGCTATTAAATTGTACCAAGGTATGATGAAAGCTGCTAATGTGAATGAAGATGTTGATGTTGAAGATGCTCTTGTATCTGAAAATGCCGATGTTTCTCACATTGACTATCAAGAAGATCTTGATGTACTAGTTGCTGAAGAAGCTACGCTATCCGATGGATTCCGTGGTAAAGCATCTACAATCTTTGAAGCCGCTTTAAAAACTAAAGTTGGTGCTGAGATTGATCGTCTTGAGAGTGAATACGCTCAAAACCTAGAAGAAGAAGTTTCTTCTGTTAAAACTGATTTAGTTGAGAAGGTTGATTCCTACTTGAACTATGTAGTTGAAGGCTGGATGGGAGCCAATGAAGTTGCTGTTGAAGCAGGTCTACGTACCGAAATCGCAGAATCATTCATGACTTCTTTGCAAGGCGTATTTAAAGAGCACTATGTTAGTGTTCCTGAAGGCAAGGATGACTTGGTTGACGAATTGTCAGAACAAGTAGCTGAGCTAGAAGAGCAACTCAATAAAACCACTGACGAGAATATCCAATTATTCACATCCGTACAAGAGTCACAACGTGCAGATGTAGTAAGAAAATATACCTCTGACCTCGCAGCTACTGAAGCTGAAAAACTTTCTTCTTTGGTTGAAGATATAGAATTTGGCGATAGCGAAACTTTCGATATGAAAGTCAAGACTATCAAAGAATCTTACTTCATGAAAGAGTCTGTTGAATCAGAATCAGAAGTTGATAAAGTTGTTGGAACAGAACAAGCTCTTATTGAGCAAACTTCTGATTCAATGTCAAGATACACCTCAGCACTTAGTTCACACGTATTTAAGTAAGCTGTAAAACTATTTTTTTTTAAAAATAAACATTACTAGGAGAAACTAAAATGTTTAAATCAGATCAAGTCCTTATGGAAAAATGGGCTCCAGTATTGGATCACGCAAGTGCACCAATTATCGAGTCATCAGAAAAGCGTGCAGTAACTGCTCGTCTTCTCGAAAACACTGAAGAAGCTTTGCGTGCTGAAAGCGCTCAAGCTTCTTACTCAATCTCTGAAGGTGTTGGTGATGGTAACCAAAACGTTCAGTCTGTCGAAAATCCAGATCCAGTATTGATTTCATTGGTACGTCGTGCAATGCCTAACCTTATTGCATATGATGTTGCTGGTGTACAGCCAATGTCTGGTCCTACTGGCCTTATCT